ACAATAATCTTTACTCTTGCAATTCCTGTGTTTTCATAAATAACTTCTTCTGCTGTTACACCTGTAGGAGAAGATGGAGCTACATCTAAATTAGTTACATCTCTAGCAGTAAGAGCAATACCACTCTCTATATGATTATATTTTCCTGAGTTATATTGACCTGCGGTAACTACATAATTTGATCTATCTTCTTCATTAACAGTTAAAACTCTCCAAGTAGAAGTCAAAATATCATTTGTTTGATAAACCCAAACACTATTAACATTAGGAGCACTCGAAAAGTGTTGTCCCAGATTAACTACACTCCCTACTATTGAAGTAACTGTCTTATTCTCAACACTTCCATCAGGTAAAACAGCAGATAAAGTAGCCCCTATTTTATAAGTTAAATCTGTTGTATCATCTACTGTTACGGAATTTGTGGTAGCAGCTTGAATACGACCTCCTCTACGCTCTCCACTTCTCACAGGATCAGCTATTTCAATAATCTGCCCAGGTCTGACAATAACTCCTGCATCTATAGAAGTCGCAAAAGTAACAACTTCTCGCTCTACGTTTTCCATATAAAGCAACCATTTAGCAAGACGATTAGCTTGTCCCCTGCTTGTACAAGCAAAAGCATTTATATTTTTGATAACCGTTCCATAACGAGTTTGGTTCGCAGTATCAATAACCTCTTCGTAATTTACATCTCGTAAATCTAAATCTAAATACTTAGCAACTACTACTGTAGGTCTAGTTTTTTGACTTGTATTTTGATAAGTAAACCCAGGAGGTAAGATATTAGCAAGAGTAAATAAATAACTAGAATCTTTTGGAGCGTCCTGAGTGATAGTTAAGCTGCCAGCTTGATAATATGGCATAGCCCTAAATACAGAACACATCTGATTTATTACGTCATAGGCTTCTTGTTGGCTTTGAATTGATACATTACAACTAAATCTGGGTTCTGTATTACCTGTACCTGTTCCATCGTCTACCTGTGCAGAACAATAAACTGAAGCCTGATAAAAACTAAATTTATCCAAGTCAGCCTCCGCAAGATGAGCACCTAATCCATATCTAGAAGATGTTAAGAGATCATATAAACACCAGGCAGGATCATTTGTATATTGTGCAGCACCTAATGTTCCATTAAAAGTACCAGTATAAGACAAACTCCCATCTGCTCTTACTGTTGCATTATGAGGAATTTTTACTTTTATACCTTTAATTAGATATTTTCTTGTAGGGATAGAACTAAACTGTTCCGCATCAACCTTCAACCCTACTAATGCACTATTAGGATATGTCCTTTGGTCATACTTTATCTCTACATAATTATTAAATTGAATCTCATTAACTAATTTACTTGAGCTACTGTCAGCAGTAATTCTAGTAACTTTTATATTGACAGGAAACGCACCGTCTAAGTTAATTAGATAATCTCTTAGGTAAACATCAGGAGTTCTACCTGTGATAGTTCCTTCATTACCAGAAACGACAGTAGAATAAGATCCTCCAGAATATTGAACAGCAATCTCTAATTTAACTTCCGTACCGAAAATGTCTCCCTTATCACTAATACTTTGTAATGCTGGAACAGTAATCGTTACTGATACTGCATCAACATCCGAATCCGTAATTTGTATAACCTTTGGGGTTGATTGAGGAACAGTAGAAAAACCTGTAGGTTTCGTTGTCGCAACATTTCTAGTTACAGGAATTACTGTTTGGTTAGATGTTCCAGTTCTTACTTCATAACTGACATCTTTAAAATTAAAAGTACCATCCGCAGCTTGTAATGGTGTGTTGTTTAAAAATATAGATTTTGCACCATCTACTAATCCACCTATTTCTCCCTCTCCAATAAGATCAAGAACTCTAGCAAAACTTTTAGAATCTAAATTATCTTTAGCTTCAGTAGGCGTTTTATTACCTCCACCTCCACCTTTTCCACCACCACCTGATCCAATAATCTTACTCATACTTCCACCTGCTCATTATCAATAGCAGCCGATACTACAACTGAGCCAGTTAACGTAGTTCCATATATTACAGGAACGGCTACACCAGCACGACTTGTATTCTGTATTCCACTAAAGTTAAAAGATAAACGAGGATCTTGTTCTTGTGTTGAAATTTTAGGAACAGGGGTCAACATATCGCCAATACCACCTAAAATTAACGAACCACCTATTGCAACAGTAGCCTTTGTGAAACCTCCTGCTGCTGCGAGAGAACCTTCAACAGTTCCAGCTTTAAAAAAACTAGCTGTAGTAAGAGGAGTAAATAGAAACGCAGCACCAATTAAGGCTGCTCCCAATAATATCTTTCCAAATCCTCTCCCTGCACCTCCAACAACAGGGATAATTTTTAAATCTTCTTGTCCATTAGGATAATGCAATTCATCTTTCCCTATTTCCCAATCGCCAACTGCAACCTTATAATGTCTATCTGCCATATGAGCTTCTAACTGAGGAAAATTTACAACTAAAAATCTGATAGCCTGTGCAGCATTGTGAACTTCAGCCTCAAAAGTCTTTTGACCTAAAAACTTCGCTAATTCTCCGTATAATTTAATTTTACGCAACATAACGAATCCTCTTACCTGTACATTTTAGCAACCATTCGTCTAATAAATCACGACTTGATAATCTATGTTCTAAATGGTGTAAAACAGTTTGTTCTCCTAAGTAAACACCAATATGATTTAATCCGCTACTACAAATTGACATTAATAATAAATCACCTTTTTCTAAATCTTCTTCTTCCGTTAATTCTCTAAATCCTGTTTTTGCAAAACAACTTGCAAACATTGGATTTTTTATAAAATCGTCTGGATCGTTTGGTCTGATCCAATCTATAAGTTCTATCCCTAGTTCCTCTTTATACCAATCTCTACATAAGCTCCAACAATCAGTCACACCCCAAACCCATTGTCTACCAATTAAAGGTGCTTTATATCCACAAGGTTCACAATAACCCCATTGTTTTAAATTAGGTTGAACAATCCACCATTTTATTCCAGACTTTTCACAAGCAATTTTATCAGCTTCACTAGGTTGAGGACTTGTTATTGGATGACTATGAACAACAGCAGTTATTTCTCCCTGATCTTCTGCTTTAGCCCAATCTATAGGATCTAAAATGAACTGATCTTCAGGATTTACAGCTAAATTATTACAAGGAATATACTTTTCTTTACCTTTAATAACAACCACAAGCCCACAAGACTCTCTAGGATCTTCTTTTATTGCGTGTTCAAGTGCTTTATCTTTCCACATTATGAATAAAATGATCCAACACCAGGGAAATCAGCAGGTAGAACTTGACGTTTTGGCAATCTTACTCCCTGAAGATCAAAACTTGCAGCAAGTTCAAATTCAATAATATCTCTATTTTCTGTTGATTTTCGATCAATATAATACACCTCATTAGGAAATGTAGCTGTAGGATCAGGTGTCCCATGAGGATTGTCACTTGATTCCTGACTTACAAGACTATCATTCTCCTGTAATAATTCACTTTCATCTTCTAATAAAATATCTCCAATATCGAAATTTATATGATCTATATATCTTTCTAAGGTTCTAATCCTTGTAACTTTTGCTCCTTCTAATCCTTGAGGTAAAGTCAAAAGTATTGTTGTAAAAGTTCCTAAAATATTAGAAATCCTTAATATAGGTCTAGGAAGCTGTTTACCATTAAATTCAAACCCATCAGCTTCAATAGGCATCCTTGTATATTCAACATTATCAAAAATAAGATTGCCATTATTGTTTTCACTTACTCCATTATGAAAATAATAGGTTGTATTTGCACCATGAATTGTACTATCTAGCTGTAGTTGAAAAAGTTCAACAATATTACTAGGATTTATCTTCTGTAGTTCTGATACAGGAGTAGCCATTATGGTTCAAATACTTGTTGGAATGTCATAGACAAACTAGCTCTATTTAAAAAAGGTATTCTTTTTGTCCAACCCAGACATATCCATTTATAAGCAGTAGAACTGCCAGGAGGAGTCCAATCAAAAGATGCACAATCATCTGCTCTGGCTTGGAGAAATGTTTCTATAGTATCTGAATCTGTCTCTGAAACATCGAAAGTTAAACCCCAAATAGCAGGTCTTGTATTCAACCCAAATTTGATTCGGTGTTGGTAGCCATCATTAAACTCTGTAGTGCGTATAGCAGGGTTAGTTGTTTTTTGTGATCCATAACTCGGTTTGATCGAAGGGAAAGTAGCCATTATGTTAATAATCCTCCAGGCCGTCTTTGTTTAATCAGTTCTGATTGTATCGCTGCTGAAAGCATTTGTCCTAACTCTCGACCTTTCTGCTCATCACCTTCAACAGAAGAACCAGAAGCATCTACATTTATTGCAATATTTGTTGAACCAAGAGCATGATTAGGAATTATAGTTCCTGCCCTATCAGGCATAAATAATTCTGGGCCTTTTTCTCCTACAACAGAAGGTCTACCAACAGGAGGTCTACCTCCACTCGCAAATTTACCATACTTGGAAGTATCAAATCCTCCTCCATAGTCAGAAGTATCAAAACTACTTCCAAGACTTAATCCAGCAGCCGATGGTGGTTTTACAGATTCCGTGACCGTTTTTGTAGGGCCAGATGAAAATATACCGCCTATTAAAGCATTAACACCAAATCTAATTAATGCTCTTGAAAGTTCACGGAATACACTACTAGCTACTTGACCAAGAGTTTTTGTACCATCTATTGCAGCCTGTATTGCATTGACCAATCCATCTTCTATTGTTTGCCCAAGGGTCTTATATAAATCTCTTAATCGTTTTACTGCTTCTTCCTGTTTCTCTAATGCTGCAACCTGTCTTATTGCATAGTCAAGGTCTTTCTTCTGTTGATCAGTCATAGCTAAATGACTTAAATCTTTAATCCTTTGCCTAATAGCAGCTTCCTGTTCTCCATATTTTATTCTGAGAAGAATAGCCTCTTTTTCTGCCTCTAAATCCTGCATTATTTCTCCATATTTAACCTTCATTCCATCTAACTGTCCATTCATGTTCTCCATATGTTTTTCAATTGTTGCTAGAATCTTGCCTCCCATTGGAAGTGCCAATAAGAATTTTGCAACTTCCTTGTATATCTTTGCAAAGAAACTAAATATTACATTAAGAGTCCATAAGATACCTTGAGTTAGTTTCAAAATACCCGTTAATACGGTAAGAAATGGAGCAACAATAACTCCAAGAGTTGTACCAGCAGCAGCCAAGAAACCATCCCATGATTCTTTTAATGCTCCGACATTATTAGCAATATCTTTATTAACATCTCCCCATGCACCAGTTGTCCAGAATACTTGTTTATTAATAGCTTCCTGTGCCTTTTGGAAATCTCCTATTTTCTTTAAATGTCGTATTTGAAGTTCTAATTCAGCATTAACACGAATACCTGATTGTTCTAAAGCCTCTAAATTTAAAGTTTGAGTCGCATTGCCGATTTCAACAACTCGATTATGTACTGCCTCTAATTGCGTTCCGATAGCACTACCAAATATCTGTGCTCCAAATTCCATACCTGGAGGAGCTAACAAAGAACCTGCAAGGCTACCTCCAACTGCACCAGCACCGCCACCAAATAACATTGGAAAACCTGCACCAAGCATCCTGCCTTGCGTTCTTCCTCTTCTAATTCTCCTTATATTTCTTAACCTTCTAGCAGCCGTTTTCTTCACCATAGATGCTTGTTTTTTAGCTTCGTCTGTAATCGCTTTTTCATTTTTCAAAACTTTGCTAGAGCTATCAATCCGTTGTCTAGCAACTCTCTTTTGCATCGTTGTAGGAGTTAAAAACTTACTACTTGTTTCACCTGCTGCTGGTAATCTTCTGCTTGGTGGTACAAGAGTCTTACCTGCAAGAGCTTCTGTCTGTGCTTGAGTAACAAAAGCAGTAGTAGCAGTAAACGGTTTAGCCGCTCTAGCTGCTTGTTTTTGAATATTTGCATTTATTCCTAACTGCCTTCCTATTGCTTTACTGATCTTTAAAAACTCTTCTGAACCAACAATCGTCATCTCTTGCATACGCTTGAGCATCGACATTGCTTCATTACCAGCAAGAATTGTTCTAGGAAATGCTTCTATTGTTTTTAATCTTGCATCAACACTTCCTATCGTTTTAGATGGATCTGCACCACTCGCCATAGCAAAGGCAGTAGCTTCCAATCTTAATGCTTTAAAATTTCCTGCTAATAAAGTTGTTGCTGCTCTTTGCCGCTCTGTTGCTTTTACGGAATCATCAAATGCCTTCCTAACAAGGCCCATTTCTTGCTTTATACCCGATATTTTATTCCCAAAGTTATTAATACTTTTGTTATCCATAAAGGAATTAACTATTTCCTTACCTTTTATTAACTCGTAATTTAATCTCTTTATTGCCCTTTGTGCAGGGTCAGTCTTTATATTAATTTTTAATTTATTTATATTTCCAAAAACTTTCTCTACTTGCCTTGCAAGCTGATGGAGTTGCTTTACATTTTTTTCACCACGACTCGTATTTATAACAAGATCAATCGTTTTAACCGCCATTTCGACCTAGTTAGACAAACTTATATTTTATTCTACCGTTTTTTATGTAAAAAACCTTACTTACTACGAACTTTATTCATTTCTCTTTCTTGTTCTTCATTTTTCATTTT